CCCTCAACACCTACAAAACTCAACCTACCGAGTTTCTTAACTTGTTTATTATACGTTTTCTCATCAATCGCTTCATAGGGCATTTGTTTGTATGCTCCTAATGGATGTCTTGGTAATAAGCTTATACCCTTTAGCTTATACTGAAAATAATTCAACACATGTGGTAATTGAGTTGCTTCGGTTTCAGGATCAAAGGTAGCAGTACAACTAACTTGGTTGTCTGCCCAATGTCTTTGTAAGAAAGCGGCTAAACTGAACTGTTCCCATACCGATAACTCACTAGCAGTTCTGATTCCCTCACCCACATCAACTGGTACTTCTACAACCATAGTTGTATCTTCTGAACCAAATGCAGGTTCTAATTTATAGTTAGCCCGTTTCAATGGTTCAATTAATTCGGAGTGTTTAGATAATCGCATTCTTCTTATATAAAACCTTGACTCTGGATAATGCATTCCTGGAGTAGCACCGACTAATAAACTTACAGTACCACTTGGTTTAACACTTGTAGTTTTAATTGACTTTGGAACTGCAAACCAATCGCTATATTGTTTATCCCAATCTTGTATTGTGTCATATCCAGTCTCTAACCACTTTCGTAATTCTTCCATTCCATATTTTGTAATAAACTGAGCAACACCACTTACACTACAACCAATTCGTCTATTTCTCAACATAACTCTATTGGTTTCAGGCCAATGTGTTTTACCTAATGTTACGGTTTTGGCATATAGATAAGCATACTTTAATGTTCTTTTATAATCATCTAATGAATCGTGATTGTCTGGAAATGTCTCTACTAAGCAACATAACTCATATGATTCTAATGATTGTTCTAAACAAGGATTACCACCCATTACTCTATGGTCTTTGTCATCCCCGCCATTTTTCATACGAGAATACTTTTTCATATTTTCTAACCAAGCAAAACCAGGCTCACCATTATCCACAATTCGTTTACACACATCAGTATAATCCATACCGAGTTCAGCAAAGATACTATTATTACTTGTCCATCCATATTGCTCCCTATGTGGGTTAACTTTATAATTCTTTAAGTCTAAATACTCTTCATCGTCTGCCTCACCAAACACAATCTCAGCAGTACGTCTTACGTTCCCCGCTACGACACATTTACCAATAAGGTTCATTATATCAACGATTGTGGTTACTGTAATTAACTCACCGACATTCCCATTTAATACTTTTCTTATTTCTTCATGTATTTCTTTTAATGGATCATGCCCACTTGAAACTCCACCAAAACCTTTGATTACAGCACCAGCTGGTCTGATTTGGGTGTAGTCAAAATTAAGTTCTTCTGTTCCGTGGAAATAACTGTCTAATAACAATCGTAATGATTCAACCCAACCTTCACGAGTATCGGGTATCACATATTCTACTATACCTTTATTCGGATTAGGCAATTTAATCATAACCTCACCAGCACCCTTTGTATCAAACCCTACACCAACACCTAACATACTAGCATCCATTAAAAATGTAAATGGTTTAGCATAATCATCTTTTATTGTTGATGTGGATACAAATGCACAATTGTTGAGGGCGGCGTACAAACCTCGTTCTTCAGTTATGGTTGTACCCATAGCCCAAAGACCTCGACCGGGTGGCAAGAATTTCATATTGAAAATACGCTCATACATCTCTTGTGCTGATCTTTGAGCTTGCCACGGATTCCACCCCAATTGATATGAATCAATGTGATTTTTTTGCATAGAGTAAGTTCCCTCTACAACTCGTTGAACAGTTTCCCACCAACGTTCATTTTTTCCATTCTCTTTAATACGAGAATAGGTTCTCATATAAACTAACTCACCTAATCCGTTGAATCCGAATGGTGGTTTTTTTCTTTTGTATTTGCTTATAAAATTTTCCGATAACATAAATTTTTCCATCGTAACTCCTTAACTATTTATTCATTTCCCACGATATATAAGTATAATATATACTAATTCTTATCTACTCTAATCCTTCAGTTTTTGGTTTTAAGTAATTATATTTTTTAGATAATGTCTGTCTTAAATATTCTTCCGAATTATTCATCTTACCTTGAGTCTGTTTTCCACCCTGCGTTGAAGCTTCATACACTTGTATTTGACCTGTATTCGTATTAATTTCTGCAGGAAACGTTATCCCATCGATCCCAAATCTATTTTTGATTACGTGAACTCTGCCTGTATTAGCAATCTTATCCTCGACCTTGCGGCTTATAGACATAACAAAGTCAGCCGTCATAACCTTAGAGTAATCTTCAGAAACCTTACTAGCATCAATTATTTCTTCTTCTAATGAACTTCTATTTGCCTGTGATGCCGTCCATATTGGAATATTAAACTCACCAGCCATACCACGAAGATTTTCATAAGTTTCACCTGTAGAATGTCTCTTCTCTTTATAGAATGTAGTGGGCTTTAGAATATCAGCATAATCTACAATAACTGCATCGGGTTTAATTTCTTGTATTTCCATCTGTTTTAGATGAGCTGCTAATGTATTTACCGAAGCAGAACGAGTGGGATAATATTTAATGATTAACTTACCCGTTAGTCCATCTATGACTTTCTGAACATCTTCTTGATAAAACTTAATATTAGCAGTTGGTGTTCCACTAAATATTGTATCGTATCTTAAACCAACATATGCTTCATTTAACTCTAAGGTATAATGAACTACAGTCTTACCCTGTTTTACTAAATGGGCAGCTAATGATTGTAAACACCAAGTCTTACCAATACCAGCAGCCGCAACTAATACACCTAACTCACCACCAGCCAATCCACCATCCAAAACATTAGTAATTGAATCCCAAGGCGTAGGTAATGTATCTCTTACTGATGATGTAAGTCTTTCTTCTAATGAAATGATGTAGTCATGACCTAAATCTCTTTCACTACCAGCTTTCATAGCAGCATCAATTATTACTTTTATTTCATCGTATTTTTTCTGTTCTAATAGATTAACCGATTCCATAATCGATTCTTTAATAACCTGATTCTTACAAAAACCTAAAGTCTCCTGCTTTACAAATTCTAAATCAGTAGCCTCTATATTTCTCCAAGCTTCTTTTAGATTTTCAATGATAGATACTTTAAGAACATCATCATCCATCTGTGTGATTTTTATCTTTAGAACTTCTAATGTAGGAGCTTTTCTAAACTCCATAAAGTATTTAGCTATCTCTTTTGTCAACCACTTGTTAGCATCTGAATCAAAGTATGCTGGCTCTAGTATGTCATTTATAGTTTGTATAAACTTATTATCCGACAATAAAGATGAGATTATCTTTGATTGAAATGTCGGACCGAATTCATTAAAATTCTCACTCGCCATATAGTTCTCTTCTTTGTATTTCTTTTATTTCCATAAGTTTCTTTCTACGATAACGTTCTCTAGCTTTAGCTTGAAGAACCGCTCTATTCCTATGGTAATATTCCATAGACCACTTTCTTTGGGCTTCCCTACGTTCTGCTTTTGAAGTGTATTTACGCTTTCTTCCCATGTGTTTTCTCGGCCATTAGATTGAGTTTAGCAAAGCATTGAACTAACCAACTTTCCATATTTGGTAATGTTGCAAATAGTCTATCCTCAATAAATCTTTTTTGGAATTGCACTTTATTTAACCTGGTAACAGGTTCTCTAATTTTGTCTAAGATTTTAGTTTTAGCAGAAGTGCTGATGTCTACTTCATCCAATTGCATCAATGTGTAGTTTCTCTTCAATAACTCTTCACTCTCTTTAAGCTTTTCATCTTCTTTAATGATGTCATCTATATTAAGTATCTTATCTTCGAGTATAAGTGGTAGTTTTTTTTGAATAGTTTTCAATCCCCAACCACGGATACCACCTATGTTATCAGATTTATCCCCATCTATAGATCTATACACGGCAAAGTTGTGAGATGGTATTCCATAGTCCTCTAATACTTTTGGTGGATCATACATTTTCTTTTTAGTGGGAGACCAAACTGAAACTCTGGAATTTACTAACTGAAGAAAATCCTTATCTGTGGACATCAAAACTATCTTGGATGTAGTCATAACCTGTTTGGTAAGATAAGCCATCGTATCATCAGCTTCAATATTCTCAATAGTAATAGTTGTGAGCGGAAGGTAATCTAAATAATCAATAACTCTCGTTAATTGCATCTTCATAGATTGATGCTCATCTTCCTTGTCATTGAAATCATAGGAACGATTAAGTCTTTCCGACATATTCCTACCAGCTTTATATTCTGGAAATAATTTCTTTCGGCGGTTAGACCCACCTTTACCATCAAATACTATGACAGTCCTGGTAGGTCTAATTGTTCGTATAGCATAACCGATTGACCTTAGAAAACCAACTATTCCCCCAACATGAGCTCCGTCATCGTTGAGAGTTGGTATAGCGCTGAAACATCTTATGAATGTGTTCAAACCATCTATAATCAATACCTTATCGTCAGGTTCTTCTGAGTCTAATTTACCGCCTTTATTTTTTATCTCTTCAAGTATCGAAAGGTATCTAGCATTAGTCACCTAGCACCTCTTCAGTAATCTCTACATCATCAATCCCTAAATCAGCCTTAGTATATTTTAAGATAACCTTATCGCATATCATATCATAACAATATTTTCTAAATTCATCTTTCTTCAACATTTCTGACCATTCTTTAGATTGAAATTTGAGTACCTCATCTCCATATTTCAAGGTATACCAAGCACCACCAACTTTAACCAGCCCATGTTCTTTCATCACATGTAACCAACTTCCATCATCATCAACACCACTTTCAAAGTAGAGTGGAAACTCAGCCTTTCTAAGTGGAGGACCCAAGCGATTCTTAATAACTTGCGCCAGAACAGTCATACCTATTACATTCTTTTTACTATCTTTAATCTGACCTTTGTTCTTTAATCTAACACGAGTGGATGCGTGAAATGGAAGAGCCTTACCACCTGATGTAGTATAAGGATCTCCGAACATAGCACCTAACTTTACTCTTAATTGATTAGTGAATACTAAAGCAACTCTTTGCCTACCAATCATTTGAGTTATCTTTCTCAAAGCCTTTGATATAATGATTGCCTTTGATGTAGCCCAACCATCTTTATCAAAGTCGGCATTTAACTCAACTTTCGTGGTAGCAGCTGCTAATGAATCTACTAAGATAGTTACTAATCTATCTTTATCTGATTCTCTTACTTTTGTTACAATTTCCTCAATGGCTTCAAATACATCTTCTATAGTTTCTAAATGTAGATATAACATTTTATTCATATCCACACCTATTACACCCAAAAACTCTTCACTTACTGCTGTCTCTGTATCTATATAAACAGCAACACCACCCTTCTTTTGAGTTTCAGCAAGTAGATGAGCACCCACCAATGATTTACCACTACTTTCTAAACCATTCAACTCTGTAATCCTACCAACTGCAATACCACCATTAGGGCGATTTGAAATTGCTAAGTCTAACATTGTTGAGCCTGTTGAAATAAACTCTTTTATATCGGTTGGTGTTGTTTGTGATCCATCTAAGAAGTATGCAACTTTGTAATCTTTGAATTTTTTATTTAAGGAGTCGGCGAGAACTCCAGCTAAGTCATCTTTAACTGACATATAATCTCCTAATTAAGTAGCGGGTGTGTCCGGCTTTGTAAAGAATCCTTTGCACACACTCGGTTTTATTAGTGTTGGCTTCAACACCCGCTACACTTTATTTACTTATTGAACAACTCATCGAAAGCTTTACTCGCATCTTCAACCTTTGCTGACTCAGCAACTACAGATTTTGGAGCAGTTTCTTTCTTCTCTTCACCGTCAGCAGCTTCAGGGTTTAACCATTGGTTAAGTACATCTGTTAGCTCTTCGTATGGGAGTTCCTGATACAATTCAGTTATGTCCTTTTGGTTTTCTAAGATATTCTCCAGCTTCGCCTTATCTTCCACGATTGGTGTCTGATTAGGTTTAACACGGATTGTAGTCTTAGGAAACGAAGCACCACTTTCCTCTGCAGTAATAAACTCTACTGATATATCACGACCACTTATTGGATCGGTAATATCACCATAGTCTGGATCTGCAATGACGGAAAGTAATTCTTGATAGACTGTTTTACCAAATCCCCAAAAACGAACACCTTGAGTTTCTTCACCACGAACGATAACTGGAGCAAAGGTTCTCATCTTAGCTTCCAATTTACGAGCCATCTGATACTCTTCTCTGTTCCCACTCGTTTTAAGTTTTTGTGCAAACTCTTCGATTGGATCAGGACGACCAAATGTTATTGGTGAAAGATAGGTTTTGTTATTCAAACCAAAATGGAAGAACAACTCAATGAACGGATTATCCTTATTATGCTTATATGGCAAAACACGAATAACCTGTTTACCAGGTTGTGGTTTCCAAAGATTTGAAGTTCGATTGTTTGTGGTTTGTAGCTGATTAAGCCTACTACGAATAGAATTAATATCCATTTGTTAATCTCCTTATTTTATTATTTATTATTTATTTGGTTGTTACTTTCTGTAACAATAATATATATCACATGATTTAATGAAATACAATTATATTTTAGTTTTCTTGATAATCTTTTATGTCTACTATGCTGTGTATTTTAGTTGGTATCTTATTCAATCCTGTATCATTGGTAAGCAGTAAACTATTCTGATATTCTTCCCACGGAATAGGAAATCTCTTATCTAACACACCACCATT